TAATCGTTTCTAATTTACGAACAATCATCACCTTAGCATCAACGATTAGATTCATTAGGTCAAATATAAGTTTTAATTGTGGAGCACTACCACGAAAGAATCGCATGACCTCATTCTTTTCAGTAATACGCTTTCTTTTTGTTTCTTCTTTCTTGGCGGCCAATACTTCTTTATTCAGTTTATCTTCAATCCATTTTATCAGTTCGGAAGCATGTTGTGCGGTATTCTTAATTGGTTCACCAGCACGAACTTTGGTATTATTGAAAGTTTTGACCAGCAAATTATAACTCTCTACGGTAGATATACGATTAAGAACTAAAGGATTGATTTGTTGGAACACACGGCCGGCATCAGAAAGAACATTGGTAAGTTTCTTTGTTTCTTCTTCGGTGAATGTTGCTGTGCCTGAAGCATCAACAAAAGAGGCATCACGGAACCATACATCTTTGGTTTGTGTTAGATGTCCAATATCAATGTTAAATGAGGCCTTCAAAGAATCCATAGAACGACCATTGTATGTGGTATGAAACACGATGCCAAGTTGTGCAGCTAACATCTTTTTGGCCATTGGTGTTTCAGAAGGCACAGCATACACAATCGTATTTGGTTGAAAGGTGATATAAGATTGACCGTCGATGGCCTGTTTCTTTATATCACCTTTTGTAAACATCATATCACCTTGAATGATACCTTTGATACCTAGTTTTGGTAGATACGCAAGAGCCATTTTTAACTTACCATTGAGACCTTCACCAGGATGGTTACGGTCAATATCTTCGTCGGTATAATTGAGTTTACCATCTTTATTGAATACTGATTTGGTGCCAACAAAGAATTTACCATTATCTGGATTGACACCACAAATAACAGCAGGCGCACCATCCCATTTCGTAGTTACATTGGTCTTTGATTGTGCATGGCCCGCCAACATATCACGAAGCGAACGAAGAAAATTAATAGACTCACGAGCACCATTGATGCCACGATTTAGAACATTGTCTTCAAGGTGTTCTAAGTGGAGATTGGCGCCTTCTTTGGCAGCCTCTGCTAAAAATTCTTTGAAGTTCATATTAGGATATCTTTACAAAAAATGAACTTTGGTCGGTATTAGATGCGGCATACCTTAAAAAGTCTGTAGCAATTTTATTGCGAATTGATGAATTAGCACTTAAAAATATATCAATAAATTTCATATTAATATATTTAGAGAACAAATAACCAGCAGATTCTTTTTGTTTTAAATTTGCATTTATAACAAATTCCTCATAAGGCAATTTTTTACCGTCAAAATGTTTTTCATATAAACGATAAAATTCTGGAAAAAAATCTTTAGACTTAGTAAAATTAATTACTTCTTTTTCTTCTTTATTGAAGACTCCAAATCCGGTATATTTTTTCAAATAAAAATTCACATTACCACCACCAATTTTACCACCAGCAGCAGTTGCACCTTTAATTTCGCCCTGCCAACTAGCTGAACCTGAAGTTGCACGAAACTGAATTTCTTTATCCCCCACTGTTATATACAAATCAATAGAATTAAAAAACGGAGGTAAAGGGCCACGTTCTGAAGCGGAAGAAATACGAAAACCACGATATTGATAATCTTTAGTTTGATTTGTGGTTAAAGCATTATATTCTTCAATGTGAGCAGCTGCGCCGACTTTTTTTAAAGAAACACCCATTAATTTTTTTGCTCTAGCTAAATCATAAATGTCTTTATTTAAAGAGGCCCAAGAATCACTACTAATTGGTGGAACAGTTTTTAAAGTTGTCATCCAAATATCTCCAGGATTCCACTTATCATCTGAAAATGAACCTGGTGCTTGAGGATTATCCGACTTTTTGTCATTGTCGTATACTATTTTTTTGCTACCGTAAATATCATTCATAAATTTAGAACCACGGTGAAAATAAACCGGCGATCCAGACATTTTATAATTTCTATAAAGTATGTTTGCAGATTTCACATATGACTGGACCCATTCTGGAGGAGAACGTTCAATAATCGCATCAAGTCCATCCGATAAATCACAATATTTGAATGCCTGTTGTAATCCTTCTAAAGTTAAATCTTCCCATTTAATTTCTTTTTTTAAAATATTGTAAACTAAAGAACAAACTAATGCTTGGCCACATTCAACAATAGCAGTAACGTCAGCTCCAGCACCAGAACCGCCGCCGCCAAAGTCTGGATCTTTTTTTATTTCTTTTAATGAGATTTTTCTGGTGCCAACATACAATGTGTATGTACTTTCATCCCAATCAGTCGCCCTTACTTGTGCTCCAGAATTTAAAGTAAAAGGTCTTTTATCAGCAATTTTTAATTTGATTACTTGTGTTCTCGGAACACCTTTATATGGGCCTTTTCCAGCATCTTTTTTTAAATCAGCAGGTGTCATCAATACTCCCTTTTTGGAGTATTTATCCTATCAAGTTACCGAATTATGTCAAGCTCTTTTTCACCAGTCCAGACTTCAATTTCAGTGCGAATACGACCTTCAGCCTTCAGATTTTCGTAACGATTTGAGGCTTTTTTCTTCCACCAGTTAATGATATTCTCTAGTTGAAACTTATCGTAGTTTTCTTTGTCTGGTATCAGTTTATCAGCCCGTCCCATGGCCACATCGGCGAAGTTTGAGTATCCATAGTTAGAGTAATAGTATCGTTTCTTCTCTGTCAAGGCCAGTGCGTTATTGATGGTGGTCATAAACTTTTCATACTCTGGTTGACCTTTGAGGCCTACTTTGGTCATACTGATAATTTTATTGGATATTTTCAGTTTGCGACTAGAGGCCTCAGGTGGCACCAGTTCTCCAACAATACCTTCAACATAATTTCTTAGGTCTTCATATGGTTTACCGTGCATCATTGGTATAAACTCCGACTCGGTAAGACCATTGAATCTCAAATAGGGTTTCATTCCGTCATACTGTGAAGATGATTTGGATGTACCATAAAGACTGGTGGTTTCAAAGAAACAAGTATTCATGTCATACTTTTTATTCAACTGGTCACGAACCCAATGTGAACAACAAATGGCAGCCAACAACTTACCACCAAGATAGTTAAAACCAAAAGGCTGCGAAGGCACAATCACAAATCCCATGATGGATGTATGATTGAAGGCCGTTGCAGCCTCTTTACTTTGAGTGAATGTGCCACCAAGAAGTTCATGCCTTGGTTTCATATTGATAACTGGCGAACCAAGACGAATAAAACCAACCCACTTCTTTGTGTTCTTTTCTAGGACAGCCAAACGAAAACACCGGCCTGGAATACTGGTCATGTTTGAATGTGAAGAAATCATATTCAAATAAATGTCCCATGTATCCTGCGGTAGTTCAACCAACTCCAGATTCATGTCATTGGGGTGCATCGTAAAATCAGAAAACAAATCTTCTTCAGGTCCCATACCAGGTAGAGTTGCTGGTCGGCTTGACAATGAGTTTAGTTTCTGGTCACGAATATAGTCATCAATTCGTTGGAATCTATCAAAATAATTAGAAAACACTTCAGCGCAATGAAGTGCCTGGTCTTTTGTCAATTTCATAATAAATGTTTCGCAAGTACCATACAACTAATCCAAACCCAAATTGTATTGAAACCCACCAATGTAGGTAATAACTTTTTGTTACTAGCCCAAATCAATGCTAAACTTGTACCCAATGTGAGAAAATACAACCACCACAAACTAATGCCAAAAATTAATCCAGGTATGATAATGATTGCTTTTGCTGCCCAACTTAAAAACTCTACAGTATTATAGTCTGTCCAATATTCTTTCTTAAACCACATACTGTAACAATTTTTAATGGCATCAAAAGTAATATGACGATATACAGTAAAAATTAATATTACAAAAGCCACATTTGCAGCTATAATTTCAGTCATGTTCATACTTTAAATCCTTCAAACTTCTTATTGAATTTACCTTCACGGTTACCAAAAGTATTTAGCGGCGGATCATCTTGACCCGAATCAATAATACCAGTTTGTGCCAGTTGTTCAACATCATACAATTTCATCTTGGCTCTATCAACACCAACCACAAATCGTTTGTTATGGTTTGGGTCAGCAAAACGATTCTTCAATTGTTTCACCATGATTTGATTTAACTGTTCTAGTTCTTCCGTAGAAATCAAAGCAAACATAAAATCGGCAGTTGCGGGCAGACCAAAAGATTCCGATGTATCTTCAAGGCCCGGATCAGAATTGGTAAAACCAGACCTTGTTGTTTGTGTCGCTGAAACAATAGGTAGATTAAACTCTACAGCCAAACCACGAAGTTCTTCAGCAATAGCCTTGATATAAGAATAAGAATTGACATTTGAACCAGGTTTAATTCGTGCCGATGAACAAATATTCAAATAATCAATAAAGATAATCTGTGGCACAAAATTCTTTTTCAGATGTAGTTCATTCAAAAGAGCACGGAAATGTAGTGCGTTTGCTGCGGCCGTTGGATATTCTTTGATGATAAGTTTGCCATGAGTTTTACTTCTCAGAGATTCAAATTTACGGTCATATTCCATCTTTGTCATGTTATGGAGTTCATTCATTGTAACATTCAAAAGATTAGCATCAATACGCTCAGCGATTCGTTCTTCAGCCATCTCAAGTGTGATATACAGGACATTTTGGCCTTGAGACAAACAAGACGCAGCCACATGACACATAAACATAGATTTACCAACACCAGTGCCAGCCAAACAAATACTTAGAGTTTTATTTGGCAGGCCACCTTTGGTGATGGTATTCAGGAGTTCAATGTCAAATGGTATCCTGGTTTCTTGTCGGTGGTAAAAATCAAAACGGGAGTCGTAGTCA